TGAAAGGTCTTTTCAAAGGTAAAGAAAAAGACGATGATGAAGATAAGAAAGAAAAGAAATCTGGTGTAAATCTATCAGAACCAGGTTCTAAGACACCAGCAGAAAAAGGTGAATCCAAGCATTATAGCACCTGGGAAAAGGCACCAAAAAGTGATCCTGTATATCAAGCAAGACTAAAGCAGGCCTCTCTAAAAGAAAATAAGATTGCAGATATTCGCAAGATGGTTAGCGAAGGTATTGAGTCAACTGACCTTTCTATCAACGGAAGACAAGTTACACTAAATACATCTATGGCAAAAAGAATCCTTGAAGTTTATGATTCGGTCAATACTAAGAACAAAAAGATTGTTGAAAGTATGCTAAACGAGGACCTTGAATCCTTCAAGAAACTACTAAACTTTTCAATAAAGGCATAACTAAATGGCAACAGTTCTAACTACACAAACATTGGTTGATACCAATAGAATTTCCGTTATCAAGGTTGTTGGTGTTGGTGGCAGCGATGCTAATGCTTCAATGATCGTAGCAGCAAACCTAGCATATGCTATCAATGCTACTGGCCAAGTAAGCACATCAAATCCAAAGCGCCTCAATAGAGTTGCTATCAAGCGTATTTGGGGTCAAGGACAGATGACCGCTGCTAAGGCAGTTACTCTACAGTGGGGCGGTAATACTAATACTTCTATTGTTACATTTGGTAACGGGCCATTCGATTATAACTTTGATGCAGGTTCAACACCAGGTACAATCGAGATTCCTGATCCAGCAAATTGCACAGGCGATATTGTATTCACATCGACCGCCGGTGCAACCGATACATGGACCGCTTTCATTGAAATAAAGAAAGATGGCCGTGATTATGATCAGGGTCAGACAAGAGATCCAGCGGCATTCAACGTTCATAAGGCAACCTAATGTCAGAACTACTAGAAAACATCCTAAATGAAAATTATGTTTCTGCACAGGAAATCTTTGAGGAGAGACTAGGTGAAATCCTAGAAAAGAAACTCTACGAAAAGAAAAAGATGATTCAGGCAGAGGCCTTTGGTGGTATGACCAAGGCAGATATCGAAAGACGCAAGAAGGCCGGATTCATGAAGGCCTCTGATTATTTTGCAGCATTGAACACAGCAAAAGAAATCGAAAAGAAGGCTAAAAGCGATATCGAAGGTAAAAAGAAAAAGAAAGTCGAAGAAGCATTTACTGGTACAGGTTCAGGATCAGATAAAGAACTTGAGGCTCGTGCTAAGAAGGCTGCTGGTAAATTAGGTGCAGCAGTAAAAGGTGCCGCACAGGCTAGAGCAGAACGTGTAAAACGTGAAGTTGAAAAGAGAGCAGCAAAACAGAAAAGAGCATCCGCCGAACCAGGTAAACCATACGTTGCTCCCCCTAAGGCAGAACCAAAACCAGAAACAGGCAAAGCACCAGAGGTAAAACTTGAACCATCTGATGTCAAGAAACCATCTGGTGGTGTCAAGAAACTAAAGGCACCTTCTGTTGGTATCGATGCTGGTGACAGATATGATGCTGCTATGGAAAGAGCAAAGAGACTAGAACGCAGAGGCAAGACCGGTGCTATTAGCAGACTAAAGTGGTCATCTGCCGGTAAAAAGATCGGTGCAAAAAGAGTTGCTAGTGATTATGGTAAAGCAATGGGTGGATTCGCTAAAGGTATTATTAGCGGATTACAAGAAGATACGGAATAAAAATATACTAAATATACCTAATAGGTAGAGGAAACAATGAAACTTATTACCGAAGAAATTTTAGACGTTCAATATTTGACAGAATCCGATGGTAAGGGTGGTAAGAACCACTTTATCACCGGCATCTTTATGCAGGCAGAAAAGCAGAACCGTAATGGTCGTGTTTATCCTGTCAACGTGCTTGCCAAAGAGGCAGATCGTTATAATCGGGAATATGTTACAAAGAACCGTGCCTTTGGTGAACTAGGACACCCAGAGAATCCACAAATCAACCTAGACAGAGTTTCACATCTTATTACATCATTACATCGTGACGGTAATAACTTTATTGGTAAAGCTAAAATTTTGGATACTCCAAACGGTAAGATCGTAAAGAGTTTATTAGATGGTGGTGCAAGTTTAGGTGTATCAACAAGAGGCGTAGGGTCTCTTAGACCACACAATGGTTACCAGTTGGTACAAGACGACTACAAGTTAGCAACAGCAGCAGATGTTGTGGCTGACCCATCGGCACCAGATGCTTTCGTTCGTGGCATTATGGAAGGTAAAGAGTGGGTATTCTTGAATGGTCAATGGACCGAACAGAACAATGACTATGCAAGAAAACTCATAAAAGAAACTTCTCGCCATGATTTAGAAGAAGTGGCTCTAAAGATTTTTGAAAATTACATTTCAAAACTTTGAAATACTAAATAAACGGTAATACTGAAAAGGAGTATATTCCAAATGGCATCACTAACAGAAGCAGCAAAGGCTGTTTTAGAAGGTAAGGTCCTAGAGGAGGGTAATTATCCAGAGGTTTCCCCTGGTAAGATTTCTAATCCAAATCCTGTAGATCCATCTACCGCTTCAACAGGCAATGCTAAGACACTACGCCCAAATTCAAAGGCAGTAGAAGGAAGACATCCCGCATCCGCAGGTGCGGCTGATGTTGCATCTTTCTCTGGTGTTGATGATCTAGGCGGTCAGACACCAACAGAAGTACCAGGTGAAAATCTAGGTGCTAAGGCTGCTGGTAAGACTGGTAAGGACACCTCTAAGTCCTCACGTTCAAGCGTGGCACCAGAAGCAAAGAAATCTCTAAAGTCCCAGCCAGCAATGGCCGAGGAGATGGAAGAAGAAGGTGAAGCACTAGTAGCAGAAGATAATGCTGCCGCAGTTGCCGAGCGTGTTGCAATCATCAAGGAAGCTGCAAAGAAGTCCAAGATGAAGCATGACGATGATGACCACGAAGATGATGACGATGACAAGTGCATGAAGGAAGAGGAAGAGTTTGAACTCTCCGAAGAACTAGAAGCATTTATCAACGAAGGCATCGAAGCCGGTCTTTCTGAGGAAGAAATTCTTGCTGCTATCGACGAAAACTTTGAAATCATTTCAGAGGAAGAAGAACTAGAAGAATCCGCAGTTGAAGATTATCAGGTTGATATGTCTGAGCATGTTGACGCCCTTCTAGCAGGTGAGGATCTATCAGAAGAATTCCATGCTAAAGCAACCACAATCTTCGAAGCTGCTGTCAAGGCAAAACTAGAAGAAGAAGTTGCCCTACTAGAGCAGGCATATGCCGAGACCCTAGAGGAAAGAGTTGCTGAAATTCAGGCACAACTAGCAGAAGATGTTGATAACTATCTAAACTACGTTGTTGAACAGTGGATTGAGGAGAATGAAGTTGCCGTTGAGTCCGCTCTCCGTAGCGAACTAACCGAAGATTTCATTTCTGGCCTACGTTCACTATTTGCCGAACACTACATTGACATTCCAGAAGATTCAGTCAACGTAGTTGAGGAACTATCACAGACCGTTGAGTCCCTTGAAGCAAAGATAAACGAAGAAATCAACCGCAACGTTGAACTAACCAGCATGATTTCTGAGTCACGCAAGAGTGAATTGACATCTTATGTCTGTGAAGGTCTTACAACAACCCAGGCCGAGAAACTAAAGTCTCTCGTTGAGGGTGTTGAATATTCCAACGATGACGAATTTATTACAAAGATTTCTACACTAAGAGAAAACTATTTCCCTGCCACAGTCAAGACCGACAACGTTCTTGACAAGGTCGAAGTGTCAGACGATCCACAGGCCCTCGTTGAAGGTAACCTAAATGGTCCAATGGCAAAGTATGTCCAGGCTATCGGAAAAACTAAACTAATCTAATTAGTAACCAAGAAAGAAGGAAACTAAAATGTATCTTACAGAACAACTAGAGTCCAAGTGGTCACCAGTTCTTGACCACGACGGTCTCACCCAGATCAAGGATCCATACCGCCGTGCGGTCACTGCCGTTATCCTTGAGAACCAAGAAAAGGCAATGGCTGAGGAAGCCCGCACACTAAACGAAGCAGCACCAACAAACGCTGGTGGTGGCCTAGGTACTGGTACTGCAATTGGTTCATACGACCCAATTCTTATCTCCCTAGTTCGTCGTGCGCTTCCAAACCTAATCGCTTATGACGTTTGTGGCGTTCAGCCAATGACTGGTCCAACAGGACTAATCTTTGCTATGCGTTCACGTTATAAGCAGCAGCAGGCACAGGGTGCAGGCACTACAGGTGAAGCACTATTCTTCGAAGCAAATACCGCATTTTCTTCCAAGAACGCTGCTGGTAACACCGGTGGTGATGCTGGTACCGCATGGGCAAACACCTCATTCGGTGACTCCGCTAACAACAACCCAGTTGCCGACCTATCTGGCGACGGTACTGCATTTGGTGTTGGCCGTGGTATGACCACAGCACAGGCAGAAGCACTAGGCGATGCCGCTTCTAACGCATTTGCTGAAATGGCATTCAACATTGACAAGGTAACTGTTACTGCTCGTAGCCGTGCGCTAAAGGCAGAATACACCACTGAACTTGCACAGGACCTAAAGGCAATCCACGGTCTTGACGCAGAAACAGAACTAGCAAACATTCTCTCCACAGAGATTCTTGCTGAAATCAATCGTGAGGTTATCCGCACAATTTATCGTTCTGCTACAGTTGGTGCCCAGTATGGTGTTACAACTGCCGGTACTTTCGATCTAGACACCGACTCAAACGGTCGTTGGTCAGTTGAAAAGTTCAAGGGCCTAATCTTCCACATCGAACGTGAAGCCAACGCTATCGCCAAGGCAACCCGTCGTGGTAAGGGTAACGTTCTGATCGTTTCATCAGACGTTGCATCCGCCATGGCAATGGCCGGTGTTCTTTCTTATACACCAGCCCTATCTGCCGACCTAACCGTTGACGATACAGGCAACACCTTCGTTGGTATGCTACATGGTCGTATCAAGGTTTACATCGATCCTTACTTCGGTGGTTCAGCAAACGGCGACGAACTAGTAACCGTTGGTTACCGTGGTCAGTCACCATTTGACGCTGGTCTATTCTACTGCCCATACGTTCCACTACAGATGGTTCGTGCAATCGGTCAGGATACCTTCCAGCCAAAGATTGGCTTCAAGACTCGTTACGGCATGGTTGCAAACCCATTTGCTACCGCTGCTGGTGACGGTGTTGTTGCTGGTCGTGAGGCCAACTCAGGTAATAACACAAACATCTATTACCGCATCTTCCGTGTAAGAAACCTAACCTAATCGCTTATAAGATTAGAGTTAGCAAACTCAGAGAGAGGCCTTCGGGCCTCTCTTTTTTTATGCCTAAATAATAGACGGAGGAACCATGACAATAGAAAATTTCAACGTCAATACACCGGAGAATACCTCTATTCTCCAGTCTACAAAATTTACGTTTTTGATTCCAGATAAACCATTCTTGAAATACTTTTGTCAGACCGTAAACATTCCCTCTATCTCTACCACAGAGGTATCGGTTCCAACTCCTTTTGTCAATACATATCGTCATGGTGATAAACTCACCTTTGATGCTCTTACTATCACGGCCATCATTGACGAAGACCTCCGCATTTGGGAAGAGTCTTACAAATGGTTGAAATCTCTTACCCGTATCACTGACTGGGAAGATTATGCTAGAAAACCTCACCAGAATCCTATTACTGCACCTCTATACTTTGATGGGTTTCTAACTGTAAATACCAACTCTAATAATCCTAACATTCGTTTCAAGTTCCGTAACTGTCACCCTACCTCAATCGGTATGGTTTCCTTCGATACTAAGGTGGATGCGGATATCATTCCTGTAGCCGACTTTACCTTCCGCTACGATTATTATGAAATTGAGAGATTGACTTAGTATCAATCTTATAGTATAATATGTGATTAGGAAATGGAGTGATTATGAAACCGCCTGTAACTATTGACAGTCTTATGTCCGAATGGTCAAAGGACACTAATATCGATCCGTCATCCATGGAGAAGGAACTGCTAAAGATTTCCTATCTACATGGTAAATACCTCAATATTATGTCTTACCATCGTCATGTCATCCGTAAACTAGATAATGATTACAAGGATATGAAAGAGATTCGCCGTGATTACTATCAAGGCCATGCCGATCTGGAGACCTTGAATAAGTATGGTTGGGAACAGTGGCAGGGTAATGCTATCACTATGAGGACAGCACAGGAAGAAAAACTCTCCACCGATCCTCACCTCACCAAAATCCTACTCAAAAAAGGTGCCCACGAGGAGATTGTATCCTATTGTGAGACTGTTCTAAAGTCTCTAAACAATCGTACCTGGGACCTAGGCAACTACGTCAAATATCTTCAATATACTAAGGGTCAGGGATAAGACCTAAATAGGTGTATGAAAGTGTTGAAAATTTCTAATGCAAACCACTCCTACATTCGTGTAGATTGTGATGTTGATGTAGCATGGGAACTCCGTGACGCCTTTGCTTTCCGTCCAGAAGGATTCCAATTTGTACCTTCCTACAAACAAAAGTTGTGGGATGGATACATCCGTGCTTTCAATCCTAACACAAGACAGATATACCGTGGTCTTGCTAATAAGGTTGTTGAATGGGCCGAGGAAAGAGGATACGAAGTAGAATATCCGGATCAACTTTATGACAATTCATTTTCACTTAGCGAGGCTGAGGAATTTGTTGAGTCTCTAAATCCTAAGCATCCGCCCAGAGATTATCAGATGGACGGTTTCGTCCATGCTATTCGTTCTAAAAGGAAGATTGTTATATCTCCTACTGGTTCGGGTAAGTCCTTATTGCAATATATGATCTTTATGTATCTGATGAAACAAGGTAAGAGAGGACTACTAATTGTTCCTCGTGCTGCCCTTGTCGAACAGATGTATTCTGACTTTCAGGACTATTCTACCAAGAATGGCAAGGATATGTCCAAGTATTGTCACCGTGTATATGCGGGCAAGGATAAAGATGTGGATTGTCCACTCATTATTTCCACCTGGCAATCTTTGCAGAATTTACCTAAAGATTATTTCAAGAGATTCGACTATGTTATAGTCGATGAAGTTCATGGTGCTGTGGAGAAATCCCAGAACATGAAGGTGATGTCTAATATCGTCACCAACTGCGTCAATGCGGAGTATCGTATTGGTGTAACCGGTACCCTTCCAAAAGGTCCTGGTGTAGATTTTTCTCTCGTTGGTCTCTTTGGTGATATCTATAAAGTTATCAGTTCCAAAGAACTTATGGAGAGAAAGCAACTGGCCGACCTTACTATCAAATGCCTTATGCTAAAGTATAGTGAGGAAGAATGTCAATATATGAAATCTGCGGACTATAAGTCGGAGATCAATTATATTGTCGCCAACAAAGAAAGAAATAAATTTATTTGCAACCTTGCATTGTCATTGGAAGGTAATACGATTGTGTTTTTCAACTATGTTGAGAAGCATGGTCAGGTTCTATATGACATGCTCAACAAACGGGTAAAGGATGGCCGAAAGGTTTTCTTTATCCACGGAGGAACCGACGTTGAAGATAGAGAACAAATTAGAAAAATCCTGGAACACGAGCGGAACGCTATTCTTGTTGGGTCCGTTGGTGTTCTTAGCACTGGTACTAACATCGTGGCCTTGGATAACGTCATCTTTGCATCTCCTTCCAAGTCCAAGATTCGTAACCTACAATCAATCGGTAGAGGCCTTCGGATTAGTGACACAAAGAAATCCGCCACCCTCTTTGACATTGCCGACGACTTTAGTTGGAAAAAGAAAAATAATTATACCCTCAAGCACTTTATGGAGAGGGTAAAAGTCTACAGTGAAGAAGGGTTCCGGTTCAAGATATATAAGATAGATATGAAAGGTTAAACCATGACTGGTGTTGTTATGTTTCTGCGACTAAAGAACGGTGATGATATTGTATCGGAATGTTATCAATACGAAGATGACAATGGTAGGTATTATGTTCTAATGAATCCTCTCAAGGGATTATATATGACTTCAAACCGAGGCGCAGGTTACCTTCAAGTAGCCTTTGTGCCTTGGGTGTATAGTAAACTATGTGATACACAGGAATTTGTCATCGATGCGGTTGAGGTTATGCTAACCCATAGTGTGTCTGACTATATGGAAGAATACTATTGGAATAGTATCGATCATCTAACGGGTGTTTCCGAAGAACAACCACAAGAACCGGAATCCAGAACAGACTTAGATAGAATAAAAGAAGTTTTGGATGAATTAGCAGAGAATAGCGAAAAGAAGGTTTATCACTAATGGTAGAGAAGAATAAATATCTCGATTTAGATGGCGGAGACGATTTCGGATTTACTTTCGACGACGAAGCCGATCTAACTCCGATTACAGACGAGGTAGACGACCTCAAGCAAAGACTACAGGCCATTCGGAAGATTTATCTTCCTTTGTTGGAGAACTTAGCAAAGAACCCCGAACAGCCTATTATCAAATGGCCCAATCGTGAGCCGGTACTAAAGAAACAGATAGCAAAACTCAAGTCTCTAACCGAGGTATAGGTAGGACATGCTTACGCATGTTGTCTCGCTTCGCTCGACGGTTTTGGTTTGGTTATTGGTTGGTTGGATTCGGAGAATATTATACACAGTTCCTAAAACCTGTCAAGCCCCAAAATGAAAGAAAGTGATAAAATGTTTAGTTTTTTTCATCGAACACCAAAAATTCATTTGGATTGTTACACCACACAACCTCATGTATATCAATTCACTCCTATTGTTAAATCATCTAAGACTATTCCTGACTGGTGGAAAGAACTACCCAATGAAGAATTTACATTAGGTAAAGATGATCAGGGTATTCTGACCAACCAGAGTAGATTGAATTTAAAAAATTGTTATGGTTTTTTGGAATATTTTCAAAACTCCATATGTGTCCGACATTGGGCCGACCTTTTTGTTGAAACTTCGGAAGAAGGATATAACTATTATTGTTCGACAGGAGATAAACCGATAGAACATAATAGACAACAGATAGGAAAGGGGTTTGAAGATTATCATCATATGAAATTGTCTAGTCCTTGGATTTTTAAAGAAAAAACAGGAATAAAATTTATAAATTTAGGTGCGGAATGGAATTTGGATAAATTTTCTTTCAGAGTATTACCCGGAGTTATGGAATTTAGGGTAAATAGTTTCACTAATGTAAATATTATGTTGCCAAAAGAACAAAATAAGTTTATCATACCAGTAAATCAACCTCTTACAAATTTTTTACCACTGACGGAAAAGAAACTGGTGGTAAAAAACCATCTGATAACGGAAGAGGAATATAAGAAAATGTCATATAATCCATCTTTGGTATATTTTCATGGATGGAGAGCATGTAAAAATATGATAAAAGATAACGATAAAAAGTGTCCGTTTGGATTTGGGGAATAGTATGGCAAAAGCAAAAAAGCATTATGTAGATAACGTAAAATTCTTGGAAGAGATTGTTGAGTATAAGAGACAATGTAGAGAGGCCTTAGATCAGGGCAAAGAAAAACCTCGTATTTCCGAATACATTGGTAAGTGTATCTACTTGATTGCCGAGAACTTGTCACATAAGCCTCGTTTTATGAACTATTCGTTCCGTGATGAATTGGTTTCCGATGCTATTGAGAATTGCTTTCTATACTTCGATAACTTTGATCCCGCCAAGTCTAGTAATCCTTTTGCCTACTTTACTCAGATCATCTACTATGCCTTCCATAGACGTATCTCCAAAGAGGAGAAAAATCGCTATATAATCTATAAGAAGTTTCAGGAAAGTGTCCTAGATACCTCTGATGCGGCATTGATGGTTGATAGTGATGATAATCACTTGATTTCCTCAACCATGTATGATAACCTGAATGACTTTATCAGGAACTTTGAGGCCAGAGAACAGGTCAAAAAAGAGAAACGCAAAGAGAAAAAAGAAGGTTTAGAGAAATTTGTGGAGAATGACGATGAAGGAAGAGAATCAGTTTGAGGTTCCGTTTCAGGTGCAGACATTGATCACCACCTTGAAAGATAAGAAGGAACGTGTCCATGTTCGTGGCAACTATCGCATGAGACTTGAAGGTATCCGTAAGGCCATCGATAAGGCATTACTGGACTATGACAATGAAATGGGGACGGCACCTACACGCCGTAAGTCCAATGGACGTTGATGATATCGTGCAAGAGATTGAACAGAATATAGAATGGTTCTGTGACCGTATTGTTGAACCTGTTCCTCTCGACAAGCAAAGTAAACAGAAAATAATGGAACGTATGGTCAATTTAGGTTGGTTGCGTCAGTCCGAAATGGAAACATACATTGAAATTACCAAAGAAGATTGATGAAGTTCTGTTTATGATCTACACGGTGATCAAAAATTTGCTATTAGACTTTAGAGACATGATGTGGAAATAAAACATATCAAATGTGATAAGGCCTCTTTCATTGTATTAGAAGATATCTTTGATGATAAAGAACAAAAATATCTTTGGAAAGAAGTTGATTTTTTATGTGATGAAAATAAACTACAAGATCCTTTCGGCACAGGGAGCGACATGAGAAATGACGGTACTCCCAAAAAAAGTAATAAAGGATTATGGATAAGTGAATACTATTCGAATAATTCCTCAAATTATATGAGTTTGTATAAAAAAGGTTTGAATCAACTCTCAAATCAAAAAGATGACTTGACTAAGTATGATATAAATCTAAAACTCTTTTTTATGACTAATTTTGATTCTACATTGTTGAGTTATTATGAGAATGAGGATTATTATGAAAGTCACATAGATATTGCTTGTTATACCTATGTTTTTTGGTTGTTTAAAGAACCTAAAAGGTTTTCTGGAGGTGATTTGTCCTTTCCTGAGTTAAACTATAAGGTGAATGTAAAAAGTAATATGGGTGTTTTATTTCCTTCTTGGGTAGATCACAAGGTTGACAAAATCGAAATGTATGATAAAATGGACCGGTATAATTCCAATGGAAGATTTTGTTTCTCCACATTCTTTCACATAAGGTAAGGTAATGACAAAGATTGCAATGGTAACCGATACACATGCCGGGGTCAGAAATGACAACCCGGCATTTCAGTTGTATCAAAAGAAATGCTGGAAATGGTTCTTTGACTATATCGATACAAATGATATCAAGACCGTTATCCATCTTGGTGATATCTATGATCGCCGTAAGTATGTCAATTTCATGTCGTCAAAGCGGCTGCGTGAGGACTTCCTACAACCATTAGAGGAGAGAGGCATTGAGACTCACATTATTCAAGGCAATCACGACTCTTATTACAAGGACACGCATGAGGTTAACGCCTTGGATGAACTTGTGGTTGGACGATATAATCACATTCATACTTATTCTGTCCCTACTCTTATTTCTGTTGATGGATTCCCCATTCAAATAATGCCATGGATCACGGATTCTAACCGTGAGGAGGCCATGGAAGCAATCACAAAACCAAAAGCATCTGTTCTCATGGGTCACCTTGAGTTGAATGGATTTACTATGCATAGAGGATTGATAGCAGACCATGGATTGGATCGCAGCGTCTTTGATAAGTTTGATAAGGTATATTCAGGTCATTACCATCACCGTAGCACTCTTGGTAATGTATCCTACATTGGCGCTTTTGGGGAATATACTTGGCATGATTATAACGATCCCAGAGGTTTTTCGGTGTTTGACACGGAAACATCTGTTTTAGAGTTTATACAAAACCCACACAAAATGTTTAGGATAGCCAAATATGACGACGTTGCAAATCCAGAGATTGTGGACAAAATTCAAAAGACTGATTTCTCTAAGTATAAGGATGCTTATGTTAAGTTGGTCGTGGTTAATAAATCGAATCCATATGCTTTTGACCTACTGTTTGATTCCATCTATAAGGTGGGACCACTTGATATTACTATTGTTGAGGACCCGACGGTTCTTTTAGAGAATGAAGAAATGGACGAAGTAAACGAAGCGGAAGATACACCTACGATCCTTCGTAAGTATATCGATACACTAACGTTACCCTTAGATAGCGGCAAAATGAAGCACTTTATGATGGACATATACAATGAGGCCTTACAGGTTGAGACTGTATAAATAGTCTAATAACACACTAGAGGTTTGATATGATGAAAAAACATTTACCATGGGTTTTGCTACTGCTTATGACTATCGTGTTGATGGCAGTTATGCTAGACGGCCCGAAACAAAAGGTAGTATCCGAAATCGGTTACTCTGACTTTGTTGCACAAGTTGATGCAGGTAGAGTCCATGATGTAACAATTATCGGTCAAGATATTGTCGGCCATTTTATGGATAATCGACAGTTTTCAACTACGGTTACTGGTGTCGGTAATCTCCTTCCTAGATTAGAAGCACACAAAGTAAACATCACCGTTAAAGAAGAAGGTTCTAATGGTTTTTGGATTGGTCTACTGATCAATCTTCTTCCTGTATTACTATTCTTTGGACTATGGCTCATGCTATCACGCCGTCAAGGCGGCGCCGGCGGTGGTGTTATGGGCTTAGGTAAGTCTAAAGCAAAACTACTAACAGAAGAACATGGCCGCAAGACCTTTGAAGATGTTGCTGGTGTTGATGAAGCTAAGGAAGACCTACAAGAAGTTGTAGAGTTTCTACAAGACCCACATAAGTTCGAACGCCTAGGTGGTAAGATTCCAAAGGGCGTATTGCTCGTTGGTCCTCCTGGTACTGGTAAGACTTTGCTTGCCCGTGCCGTTGCTGGTGAGGCAGGTGTTCCCTTCTTCTCTATCTCTGGTTCTGACTTCGTTGAAATGTTCGTGGGTGTCGGTGCAAGCCGTGTCCGTGATATGTTTGAACAGGCAAAGAAGAACGCTCCATGTATCATCTTCATTGACGAAATCGATGCCGTTGGTCGCTCAAGAGCAAATGGTATTTCAGGTAATGATGAACGAGACCAGACACTAAATGCTATGCTGGTTGAAATGGATGGTTTCAATGACAATGAAGGTATTATCATTATTGCTGCGACCAATCGTGTTGATGTCCTTGATAAGGCCTTACTCCGCCCTGGACGTTTCGATAGACAGATTACTGTTCCAAATCCAGACTTTGTGGGTCGTGAGAAAATTCTAAAGGTTCACACCCGTAAGGTTCCAATCGGTCCAGACGTTGAACTAAAGCGAGTAGCAAAAGGTACACCAGGGTTCTCTGGTGCTGATCTAGCCAACCTTGTAAACGAGGCGGCACTACTAGCAGCAAGACGTTCAAAGCGTATTGTTACAAACCTTGAGTTTGAGGATGCCCGTGATAAGATCCTAATGGGACCAGAACGTCGCACCCTAATGATGACAGAAGAAGAAAAGAAGATGACTGCCTATCATGAGGCTGGACATGCTCTAGTGTCACTCAACATGCCTGGTTCTGTTCCAATTCATAAGGCAACAATCATTCCTCGTGGTCGTGCATTGGGTATGGTTCAATCTCTACCAGAGCGTGATAAAATCTCCATGCACTATGATGAAATGATCGCCAATCTTGCTATGGCAATGGGTGGTCGTGTAGCAGAGGAAATGATCTTTGGTCAAGACAAGGTATCCTCTGGTGCATCTGGTGATATTCAGCAGGCAACCTCGTTGGCTCGTGCTATGGTTACCGAGTATGGATTCTCCAAGAAACTAGGTAGAATGGCATACTCAACACCTAATGCTGATATGTTCCATACACCTAAGATTGCCGAAGCAACACAGAAGGTTGTTGATGGTGAAATCCTTGATCTGGTAGAGGATGGATATATTACTGCTAAGAAAATCCTCACAGAGAAAAGAAAAGACCTTGACACCTTAGCGGAAGGGCTTATAATGTATGAGACCTTGTCTGGTGAAGAAATCAAGGATTTGCTAGAAGGTAAGGTACCAACAAGAGATTATTGATGATAACTTTTCATTATGTCAAGTGGAAGAACTTTCTGTCCGCAGGTAATCAGTGGACAGAAATTGAACTAGATACACACAAGAATACCCTTATTATGGGACACAATGGGTCGGGGAAGTCAACCTTCCTCGACGCATTGACTTTTGCCTTGTTCGGTAAACCTTTTCGTAAGGTGAACAAAGGTAATGTGGTAAACTCGGTCAACGGTAAGAACTGTGCGGTTGAGATTGAGTTTAGTTCCAATAACAAGCGGTACAGAATTATCCGTGGTACCAAACCTAATATCTTCGAAATCTATTGTGAAGGTAATATGGTCAATCAAGATGCTGCGGCCAAAGACTATCAAGAATACCTTGAAAAGCATATCCTAAGAATGAACTATAAGTCCTTTACACAGGTGGTCATTCTAGGATCGGCCTCGTTTGTGCCTTTCATGCAGTTGTCACCAGGTGACCGTCGTGCGGTCATCGAGGACTTGCTTGATATTCAAATCTTCTCTGCCATGTCTACAGTGGTCAAGAACCGCCTCCAAATGAATAGAGAAGGCCTTGAGAAGAACCGTATTCAGTTGACTAGCAAGGAAGAGAATAAGACCTATATTGAACAGACACTAAAGTCCTTGAAGGCCAACAGCGAAGAAAAGTTAAAAGAATTACAGACCAAGAAAGATGATCTGGAACTCGACCTCAAATCGGCCGACATTGGTGTTTCAAATCATAAGGTGTTGCTTGAAAAGGCAATGGAGGAAGACCTAGACCTTACACCTCTAAAGTCAAAGCATTCCAAACTCATTGGTTTCAAGGCCAAGATGGAGAATAACGTTGAACGTTTACGCAAAGATAATTCGTTCTTTGAGGAGAATGATACTTGTCCTACTTGCCGGCAAACTATTGGAGAATCATTCAAGAGTGAGGCGGTTTCAACTAACACTCAGAAGATTACAGAAATTGAGGATGGACTAAATAAGGTTTCCGAGCAGATAGACACAGTTCTATCAGAGATTGAGAAGATTGATGAAGTTCTCACAAAGATCAACGAACTCAAAATGGGTCTTTCATCTGCTAAGTCTTCCTATAACCATATTGCTAATAATCTGCGCCAAGTTATTGAGCAGATTGAATCCTTCGCTGGGTCAGATAAGACCACCCAAGAGTCAGAACGACAACTCGAAACAGTGGAACATGATATTTCCTCCCTACAAACGGAGAAGGAGACCCTTTTAGATGATAGACAATACATCGACCTCGCAACTACTCTACTCAAAGATGGTGGAATCAAGACGAAGATTATTAAACAATATCTTCCTATCATCAACAAGCACATCAACAAATACCTGGCAAAACTGGGTTTCTTTGTCAACTTCAATATTAACGAATCCTTCGAAGAATCCATCAAGTCCAGATACCGAGACGAGTTCTCTTACCACAACTTCTCGGAAGGAGAGAAGCTAAGAATTGACTTGGCTATTCTTCTAACATGGAGACAGATTGCCAAGATGAAAAACTCGGTCAACGTCAACATTCTAGTGTTTGACGAAATCCTAGACCGAGCAATGGATGGTGCAGGAACGGACGAGTTTATCAAGATCATGTGGGAAATGGGTGATAAAGGAACAAATATCTTTGTCATTTCCCATAAGGACACAATGATCGATAGATTCCAAAGAACTATCCGTTTCGAGAAGGTAAAGAACTTTAGCACCTTGACAAAAGAGTCCTGATGGTCTATAATGAACCATCAATGAAAGGAATATCTATGATCACCATAGTAAACACACCTTACGGTTATTATACCTATAGCATCGACAACCTTTGGACTGGTCTCTCACAAATGGGTGATGTCAATGTTAACCTCGAAACAAATTGAGTTTTTCTTTGAGTGGGCCTCGACCTTTATTCTATTGGCCGGCGCCGCTCTAACTTCTTTGAACATCTACCCTATGAATGTCTTTCTATCATTAGCAGGCAATCTAGGATGGTTGGTCGTTTCTCTAATGTGGCGCAGACCGTCACTAATAGTTATCCAGTTGGTGATATCATTCATCTATGTTGCTGGTCTTATCGATAAGGGAGTAATACACACATGAGATACAATCACTGGTTCTGGAACTCTTGGTTTATGAATTGCTTGGCCCGTTTTATTGTAAATGCCAACAACTTCGTCTGGAGTAAGCAGTATGGAAAAAACTGATCCGCATATGACTCACAACTATTCACATGAACAGATTATAAAGTTTGCTTACACACAAGAAATCTATCATGTGAGAAAGAATCCAAAGTATGATAACGTCCGTGAGATTATTGAACAGTATATGCAGGATCGTGTAAAAGAAATTACTGATCGATGGAAGTAAGAAAGAACTTTGAGACATTCAAACCTGGCGACATTGTAAGGGTGAGACCAGGTTTTCCTTATGTCAATAGAGTGCTATTAGATGGTGAAATATATACTATAGAGAAAATGATTGCTGACGCTGGCGTTGTGACACTAAAAGGTTTGCCTTACAACAAAACATTTCCAGATGAAGCATTTGAACTTATACATAATGGAGAAATGAGTGGCAAAGAGTAATGAAGAACTTGAATCCGTTGAACGCCAGTGGGATGCCTTTCAGGCAACATTTGAAGCACCAGACGCACTAACCGATGATGAACTAAAGGCCGTCGTTACTGAGGACCTTTCTAACGTCTCCAAAATGACTGTAGAGGAATATACACTCTATCAAAAGTGGTTAGAAATCCATATCAAATATCCTTTGGTTGACGGCCTTTTTGGTGCTGAACTAAACGAGGCAGACCGAATTTATATTGATCAGGTGAAAGATAACATTTGGATTCCTAATGATCCTATGGACTATATGAAACTTGAACCTCGTCTAATCTACACAAATGGTACCGAACTTGCGGAAAAGTGGAACACAATCCGCACGTTCACCTCTACCATGAAGAACAACAATAACATCGGCCGCAATCTCAATTACATCGTTCAAGACGAAGTTACCGGAAACTACCTAGGGGTAATTTGCATTTCTTCTGACTTCCTCGATCTAACTCCACGAGATAACCACATTGGGTGGTCCCGTGATGTCAAGACCAGTCAAGGTATGATCAATCATACCGCAATCGGTTCGACAATCGTTCCTCTACAACCACTAGGTTTCAATTACCTTGGTGGTAAACTACTAGCATTGATGTGCCTTACCGATAAGGTTCAGCAAGATTGGAAAGAGCAATATAATGATACACTCATTGGCGTTACTACTACATCTTTATACGGTCAGAATAAGGCTGGCGGTTTATCACAATATGATAATCTCAAACATTGGAAAAAGATGGGCTACACATCAGGCTCTGTCTCTTATGAGGCAAGAAAACCTACTGTAGCACTTATGCTAAACTGGTTGAAGAAGAACCATACAAGAAAGTATTTTGAATGGTATGTGGCCAAGAACCTTGATGGTATGCCTTATAAGCGTGATCATAAAAACCGTTCCTATACTTTTATCTACTCACAACTTGGTATCGACAAGGAACTGATTAGATCCGAACATGCTCGTGGTATCTATTTCAGTCCACTATATACAAACACTAATGAGTTTCTTCGTAAGGAAATCTCCGAAGATAAACTTGCCAAAGCGTTCGATACCAGTTATAATGCACTGGTTGGAATATGGAAAGAGAAGTATGTTGCTAGACGGGTAAAGTCCTTGATTGAGAACGACCGTTTTACAAAGGAAACTCTATTCTATGATGACCTAATCTATATGGATTGGGAAGAAACAAAAACGAAATACCTGCCACAAGTTGGTAGATAAAGAGATTGGTCCACATTTTGGTGGCCATGATCGCCGTATCTATTTGAGATCGGCAAAGGAGAAAGTATGATGAATATAACTGTCGATGAAAAGACAGACTCAGGTCTGTTTGCCCATAATGATCTTTTTGATATCGTTGAAGGTGTCAAATATACAGGTCGTAAATGGATTCTATTCAAAAACCTAGAAGCAAATGCTGTAAACAATGCGGATCACCGTGACGGTGGATTGATTCCTGCCCTTGTCGCAAGACTTGTGGAATCTTTTTCACGAGGTGTTCGGTTTAGTGCATGTATTCCTGTTGTTGAAATGCATCCAACACCTAAGAAGTATATCGACGAAAATGGTAATGTTGAATATTATTATGCTAAGTTGGTAGACGGTCATAACCGTATTGAAGCATTGAAAGAAAAAGGATGTCTTGGATACTGGTTCGATGTTGCTGTTTTTGGTGATGAAAATATATCATATGATAAGGCTAGAACAAACTTTGCAATGTCCTCAAACGTTGACCTTCCCAAGGTTCCATCGACCAACAAGGATATCTTCAAGGCTGCTCGAAATCTAGTAGAGAAGAAAGAGTTGGAGTGCGATATTCCAACCATTGCTAATTGGATCGTGAATGTGTGTCGCATCGGCCAGGCAACGGCAACCGCTATTGCTAATGAAGTTGCTGCCGCTGAAGGATCACAAGATGCCATCGTCCTTTATTCACCCAATGATATCAAGAAAGGCCTAGGTCGTTTTGGTATTGCATCACAAGGCAATTATGACCTTTCTCGTGGCGAACATGGATGGACTTGTAAGACAGGTTACGAACATGAAACTGCACTAAACATTCTAAAGAAACTTGCTGAAACAGGTAATACCTCTTATGTGACTATTCACACAAAGATGCCTCATGGTCAGGTAGATATCGATGATCTTCGACATGGTTCTGTGGAAGGTTTCGAAGAAGTGTTTGGTATCTTTGATGCATATGCTAACTGGAAGAAAAAGAATCCTTCTCTAAAGGCATATCGAATCGAAGGTGCTTTGCCACAAAAAGTGTCCGAATTGAACAAGAAAAAGGTAATCAAGTTATGAAATATACACCGACATACTTTGACTTTGATGGACTCGAACATAAGATGGAACTTTTGAATGCCGTTGTTATGGTCGCCGGTGTCTACATTCTAATTTTTTCCGTATCATGGGTTTACAATCGCTTTCGATAAGTGATTGATCCTAAACGAACTTGACAAGTGAGAAGCGATTTGCTATAATACTGAAAATCAGGAAAGGATTGATGTATGTCGGATAAGTCGCTTCTCGCAAAATTGCTTGCCACGGAAAACATTACTATTCAAAAGAACCCTGCCCTTAAAACGGCTATGTTCGACCTCAAGAACCGTGTTCTTATGTTGCCGATTTGGCAAGGCATTTCAAACGACCTTGAAGATTTGTTGCTAGTCCATGAGACTGGTCATGCCCTTGATACTCCCGAAGCCGAGGTCTATAAGCAGACTGCCGATGACCTTGCTGCTAAAATCTTCCCTGGTGAAACTGTTACGGAACAACTTCGTCGTACCGTTCAAGGCTTCTTGAATGTTATTGAGGATGCCCGTATCGATAAGCGTCAAAAGCGTCGTTATCCTGGTTCTCGCAAAAACTATCTCCTTGGTTATAAGGAACTGGTTGATCGTGACTTCTTTGGTACCGCCAAACGTGACGTTAATGCTATGAACTTTATCGACCGCTTGAATATGTATTTCAAGGGTGGTAACATTCATTCAAATCTTACTTTCTCACCCGAAGAAAAGGTCATGCTCAAGAAAGTTGAGAATGCCGAGACTTGGGACGAGGTAGTTGCTCTTACAGAAGAAATCTATATCTACTGTAAGAAGAAACTGGAAGAAATGAATGAAATGGAAATGACTCTCTCAATTGGTGAAGGAGAAGGCGATGCTGACATTGACGGTGATGAATTTGATTTTGGTGACGAAGATGGTGACGGCGATCCGAACGGCCGCAGTCAAGGTGCCCGTCCGGGTGAAGGTGATGTAAGCGGCCAGTCCGGTTACGGTAAAGGTGCTGGTCCTTCCCAGGAAGGTCCTCTTGCTCCTCGTTCTGAAACGGACGATACTTGGCAGAAAAAGTCGGAAAGCATTGTCAAAAACGAAAACGTAAATTTCGTTTACCTTTCTCTGCCGACTGTTAACTGGGACAAGGCGATCCATGACTTCAAAAAAGTCATTGCTGATTGGAAAGATGAACTTGCTGGTAAAATGCAGGATCGTTGGAACCGTGGCCTTCAGGCATCAGACTATGCCAACGCCCGCAAGGCGATGATGGAATGGAAGGTGAAAGAACGTGAGTCTATCTCCTTCATGGTAAAAGAGTTTGAACAGCGTAAGGCTGCCGAACTTTATGCCCGTCAGAATATTGCCAAGACTGGAGTTATCGATACGAATAAACTCCATACTTACAAGTATAATGACGATATCTTCCGTCGTTTGACCACTATCCCTAAGGGTAAGAACCACGGGTTTGTGATGTTCATTGACTGGTCTGGTTCAATGCATTACAATCTGCTGGAAACTTTGAAGCAAACCTTTTCGCTTGCCTTGTTTTGTAAGCAAATCGGTGTTCCATTCGAACTTTATGCTTTCAAGGATTACGGTGCGGATTCTCCGTTCTCTTACATTGGTAAGACGAATGTTATCCGTGGTGAACGTGTCGTCCTGCGTAACTTTCTTTCCTCCCGTATGAATACAGAGGAAATGAATTTTGCAATGGGTGTCCTCTGGGCCGCTGGTTGTCATTACCATATCAATTCTGATGGTATGGGTGGCACGCCGTTGAATGATGCCATTATGATTGCTCCTAAGGTTGTTCGTGACTTTACTGTCCGCAACAAACTGGAAATCACTAACGTCATCTTCCTCACCGACGGTGAGTCCAACGGTTCTGCTGGTGTTGAAAACGATACCACTCCTCGTACCGCTGTTCGTGGTCAGAATAATCGGTACTTCTATGTGGATCCTAATACGAATAAAACGTATGACTGGTATCCCTATAACTGGAGTCAGACTCGTGACAACACCAATACGTTGCTGCGTATCCTGAAAGATAGCACCGGTTGCAATCTGGTTGGTTTCTTCTTGTATGAGCGTTCCAACTTTAAGATTGTTGATCGTGACTTTAATGTGTCGAGTGGTAATCCTGAGGCATATGAAAAGGCCCGTAAGTTCTGGTCGTCTAACAAGTTCTATCCTGTCAAGAGTGCCGGGTATGATGAATACTACATCATCGATACACCGTCCATGAAGGATACAACCAATGATCTGGCCATCGACAATACTGGTGATAAGAAGATGACGGTCAAAAAGATGGCTTCGGCATTCTCCAAGTTTGCCGCTAAGAAATCCGTAAATCGTGTCCTTCTCCGCCAGTTTGTGGAACGGATTGCCGGCCAGTCCAAGAAGGTTGCGTAAAATCAATGACTTACGGAGGGTTGACAAGTGACCCTCCGTATGCTATACTCCGTATATAATGATGATTGTGAAAGGAAAGATGATGACTAAGCGTATTGACCGCAGCGAGTTCCTTGATAAGGTTCGTTTCGAGTTTGGTGCTATTCGTGAAATTACCCGTCCTCAGGTCCTTGAGATTTGCGAAAAGTATAATCTCGACCGTCCTAACTGGATCTTGAATGACGTTTCTCGTCGTATTGGTCGTGGTGTTTATGCTCTGATCGAAAACGGTTCTACACCTGCCGCTAAGGTTCAAGATGCAAAACGTGCCGTTATGAAACCTTTTCCTGATTTGGCACCTAAAGAGTCCGCCGTTGCTGTTGCGATGGTCGCTCCGTCTGTCCTTTCGCATAATGCTGAATTGTCACTCGTTCCTGAAAAGGCTACTGGCTATGTTCCGTTTGGAAACTTTGCTGATGTCCGCTCTATTATCAAGTCTCGTAAGTTTTATCCTGCTTACATCACTGGTCTTTCTGGAAATGGTAAGACTATGATGGTTGAACAGATTTGTGCCCAAGAAAAGCGTGAATTGGTCCGTACCAATATCACTATTGAAACGGACGAAGATGACCTTATCGGTGGTTTCCGTCTTGTTAATGGTGAGACTGTGTGGCAGGATGGTCCTGTTATCACGGCCATGACCCGTGGTGCTGTCCTTCTGTTGGACGAGGTCGATCTTGGTTCCAATAAGATGATGTGCCTCCAGCCTGTCCTTGAAGGTAAGTCTGTTTATCTCAAAAAGACTAATCGTGTGGTTCACCCTGCACCTGGTTTCAATGTGATTGCGACTGCCAATACCAAGGGTAAAGGTTCTGATGATGGTCGCTTTATCGGTACCAATGTTATGAATGAGGCGTTCCTCGAACGTTTCAGCATTACAATGGAACAGGAATATCCGTCTGCTAAGGTTGAGTCCAAAATCCTCAACAATGTCCTTGGTTCTTCGGGTATCTCCAACTCCGATTTTGTTGATAAGTTGGTTACTTGGGCGGATGTTATCCGCAAGTCCTTCTATGAAGGTGCTTTGTCCGAGATTATCTCAACCCGTCGTCTCGTCCATATCTGCGAGGCATATGCCATCTTTGGTGAAAACAAGGTCAAGGCCATTGAATTGTGCCTGAACCGCTTTGATGTGGATACAAAGAATGCCTTTATGGAACTATACAAAAAGGTCGATGAAACTATTGACCCGGTTGCTCCTGTGGAACAGGCGACCCCTAACGTTACGGAAGAAGTAGCGTTTTGAAATGCTCCTGTCCCGGGAACTTGGTTGACAAGTCCGTGACATAACAAGAATACCCGTGTATAATAAAATGGTGTTGGTGGTTATACACGGGTCCTTTCCTTTCATCACCACCAACACCGATAACTTTGAAATGGAGAAATATATTATGGCTACCCCACGCAAGACCCAGATTGAGAAGATTGAGAACGTCCTACTCCGCCACACGGCTACGCCAGGCGTCACCGCCCAGGCCATTGCTAACATGGCTCGTGTGCCTTATGAGACAGTCTCAAAGCGTGTTCATGATCTGCGTGAATACTACCAGATTTACACCAACTATCGCAATGTAAATGGTAAGCGCACCGCTTTCTATCGCCTTGCAGATACCTACTAAGATTTTAAACTAGTAGCATAAAAGAGGATGGCGCCTATATAATATTAGGCACCGTCCTCTTTCGTTTATGGAGAACATTATGGAATTGAAAATTTCAACCGAAGAATTGAGAACAAAAAAGTTATTTGTTGCTACACCTTGCTACGGAGGCCAGTGTTTCGGTCTTTATGCCAAGGCCTGCCTAGACCTTCAAGCGACTTGCATCCAATATGGGATGGAATGTCGCTTTTCGTTTATCTTCAATGAGTCACTAATCACCCGTGCCCGCAACTATCTCGTGGATGAATTTCTACGTTCTGGTTGCACTCACCTACTATTCATTGACTCTGATATCCAATTCAACCCACAGGATATTCTAGCACTATTGGCACTTGATAAAGACATTATCGGCGGACCATATCCAAAGAAGTCAATCAACTGGAATAACATCGTCAATGCCGTCAAGAAGAATGTCGATAACAAAGACTTCAATCCTGGTATGCTTGATGGTGTAACAGGTGACTTTGTGTTCAACCCAGTTCCAGGCACCACCTCCTTCCGTGTGACCGAACCAGTCGAGGTTATGGAGATTGGTACAGGTTTCATGATGGTAAAGCGTGAAGTATTTGACAAGTATGCTGAGGAGTTTCCTCACCTTCATTATAAGCCAGACCACGTTGGTCAGGCCAACTTTGATGGTTCGAGATACATTCATGCTTACTTTGATACTGTCATTGATCCAAAATCTCACCGCTACCTATCTGAGGACTATATGTTCTGTCAGAATGCCAGAGAGATTGGTTTCAAGGTATGGCTATGCCCATGGATGAAAACAACTCACGTTGGTACATACGGATTCCAGGGTGACCTTCCTGCCGTAGCAGCATTGAGCGGTAACCTGCGATGATTATCGGCCTTGTCGGGTTTATCGGATCCGGCAAGGGCACCGTTGGTGACATATTGGTGAGAGATCACCAATACACCAAGTTTGCTTTTGCTGATGCTCTGAAAGATGCCACGTCCACAATCTTTATGTGGCCTCGTGGACTTTTAGAAGGTGATAGTAATGCCTCACGGGCCTTCCGTGAGAGAGTGGATCCCTGGTGGTCTAACAAGTTGGGTTATGAGGTAACACCTCGCCTTATTCTACAGAAAATGGGTACCGAATCCTGTAGGCACGGAATTGCAGATAACATCTGGATTGCGGCCTTGGAGAAACGTATTCAGGGATATGATGATGTGGTTATCTCCGACGTTCGCTTTCCTAACGAAATTGATTTTGTGCGGAGTGCCGGCGGCATCATTCTTCGTGTCAAAAGAGGCGAAGATCCTTCTTTCGAGGAACGTTCCAAGATGCATATCTCAGAAACGGCTTGGAACAATATTGTTCCTGATGCTACAATAACAAACAACGGAACAATGGAAGAACTGAAAGATGGTATCAGTGATCTATTGACAATGCTCGAAAATAATAATATAATGAAACATATACAGTGATACAAAGGAGTATATAATGAAGTTTAGTGATAAGACCCTTGCCGTTCTCAAGAATTTTGCTTCAATCAATTCTGGTGTGGTCTTCCGCCCAGGTAAGGTGCAGAAGTCTATTGATGCCAATAAACAGATCCTTGTTGAGGCAACCCTTGATGACGACTTTCCGTCCGAGTTTGGTATCTATGATCTGAATAACTTTCTAGGTAACGTTACCTCACTCAAGAATCCAGAACTCAACTTTACCAAAGAACATGCCGTTATGACAGACGGTGACTTTACCCTCACCTATATGGCCTGTTCACCCAATCTAATCATCACACCTCCAAACAAGGAACTGGCACTAAAGTCGGTTGATGTAAAGTTTGAACTATCTAACGCAAACTTTTCTCGTCTACTCAAGGTTGCCAACATGAACTCTCTAACCCACATTTCACTTGTTGGTGAGAATGGTTCGCTTCTTCTCAAGGTCTATGATCCAGGTAATGATACTTCCAATCATGGTGCATCACGCCTTGGTGATTATGCTGGCAATGACTTCAAGGCCACATTCAAGACTGAAAATCTCAAACTTGTCCCTGATGACTACGACGTTGAATTACAGATTGGTGCATTTGCCCAGTTTGTGAATAAGGACGGCAACCTCAAGTATTTTGTTTCGCAAGAGGCAAAGTAATGGATAAAATTCTTATTGGATCGGTTTTCTTGTTGGTTCTTATTACAGCAGCAGATATAACCCTAACACTAAGTCTCGAAAAGAAATGTCAAGATGCTGGCGGAGTTTATGCCACACCTTCAGTATGTATCAATCCTTCGGCAGTTATAGAGGTGGACTAATGTTTGATGATCGTTATATGGTAAGCCTTCTATTGAAGGTTATTGAACTACTTGAAACAAAGCAGACCGCAAAGCAGAAGCATTGTGGTATTGGATATGGGGGTCTATAATGAGTATGATTGGTCATAACCAGCAGCAGCGTTCGGTACAGGGTCTTACAGATGAGGATCGTAAGTTGTTCCGCAAGGCCATCATGGAAATGAATGACTCCATGACCCGCATTGCTGCCGAACGTGAGTTGATGAAAGAGATTGTCAATGAGAACTGTGACAAGTTAGGTGTTGATAAGAAACTCTTTCGTCGTATGGCAAAGGCCTATTTCAAGGCAAACTTCAAGGACGAGGTTCAGGAGAATACCGACTTTGAGGAGTTTTATTCAACTGTTATTGAAAAAACTGCGCCCTAATGAAATCACTGTTTTATGAACAGTATTACAAAAAGCGACTAAACAAGATAGTCAATATCTTCGGTGAAACCTGGTTCCAAAACAAAAGAATTTTGGAACTGGGTTGCGCCCATGGAGACATTGGTATGGAATTTCTCAGACTAGGATCAGAGGTAGTCTTTTCCGACGAGAGAATGGAATACCTAGAGGATATTGACAAAAGACTAAAAGACTTATATAATTACTCCGCTGGTTTTGCATTGATAGACAATGATAATGATTATGACCTAAACCAAAAGTTTGATCTAGTCATACATATGGGTCTGTTATATCACCTTCAAAATTGGAGGAATGATATAACAAATGCCCTGAATCATTCCAATCTAATGATATTAGAATCCACTGTTGCTGCTAATGTTGCACAAAACAATACCGTATTGAATCTAAATGATTTTGATACAGTATATGGATACTGCACCAAGAAAAATACCAGAACTTACTTTACGCAGGAAGAAGTGGAGAGGGAACTCACCAACAATGGTTGTAAGTTTCTTAGATTAGATGACAGTGAACTCAATGTCGAAAACCAATGGTTGAACAATCAAAAGATATCTTTTATATATGATTGGACCTACGAGAAATATATTTCCGGATGTTATGAACAGATGGAAGGTAACGTATGGTTCAAAAGATTTTGGCTTGTTATGAAATGAAGGTGAATGATGGAAGAATTTTTGTTTGTGGAAAAGTATCGTCCTCACAAGATCGAGGACTGTATTCTTCCTGAACGCCTGAAAGCGGTGTTTCAGGAGTATGTGAAGAACGGTGATATTCCAAATCTTATGTTGACCGGTCCTGCCGGTTGCGGTAAGACTACAGTTGCCAAGGCGATGTGTGAGGAGATTGGTTTGAACCATATCTTTATCAATTCGTCTGAGGAACGTGGTATCGATATGCTGCGTAACCGTATCAAGAGTTATGCATCTACTATATCTCTAACAGGTGGCCGTAAGGTTATCATCCTTGACGAGGCAGACTATCTAACTCCAGAGGCACAGGCAGGCCTGCGTGGTGCGATTGAGGAGTTTTCTGCTAATTGCTCTTTTATCTTTACTTGTAATTTCAAGGCACGCCTTATGGATGCCTTACATTCTCGTTCTGCTGTAGTGGACTTTACACTAAAAGGTGATGAAAAGTCCAAGATGGCCGCACAGATGTTCAAGAGACTAACTAACATTTGCACACAGGAGGGTATTGATTATGACAAGCAAGTTTTGGCAAAGATTGTCGAACGTTATTTCCCAGACTATCGACGAACTCTCAACGAGTTACAACGCTATTCTTCTGCTGGAAGCATTGATGCTGGTGTTCTTGCTCAAGTCGATGGCGTAAGAAAACTAGAACAACTCGTGAGTGCCTTGCGTGAGAAAGATTTTGGTGCCATGCGTAAGTGGGTTGTTGTAAACTCTGACGTTGATCCGGCTCGTATCTACCGTGATATCTATGACGGGTTGACGGACTTTCTAAAACCTGATAGTATCCCATATGCTGTTGTTACCATTGGTAAGTATCAGTATCAAGAGGCCTTTGTTGCTGATAAAGAAATCAATCTCGTGGCATGTCTAACAGAGATTATGGTGGAGTGTGAAACCAAGTGAGTTTGTTTCCGGATGAAATCTTCGGTAAAGAAGTTAAAACTAAATACTGTAGAAAGTGCGGTAGGGATCTACCGTTAAGTTGTTTTGGAAAAGCATCCGGGGCAAACTATCTTTACTATGAATGTAAAGAATGTACCAGAAAACATAACAAGGTTAGAAAACTACTAAAAGAACAGAATCCTCGGAAAGATCCCAACAAGCATATATGTCCTATATGTAAAAGAAACCATGATGAAGTCCTGGGTTCAGGAGGTATGCATTTGAAAAGTGGTTGGGTTATGGATCACGATCATATTACAGGAGAGTATAGAGGATATATCTGTCATTCTTGTAACAGAGGTATAGGTATGTTCCAAGATAACATTGAGATAATGAATCGGCCATAAATTATTTGAAAGGTGACCTTGTTGACTGATCTATTCAAAGATATCATTCCATCTGTCCTCCAGAATAAGAAAGACGTTTTGGATAATGAGAAAGATTATAATGCCTTTATCGTAAATAAGGCATTGTCTTTTCATTATGACTGTGTGCTACAATCTAATGAAATGAATAAGTTGCCTAATCTGCCTGGTACTATGCAATACCACTATTTACTAAATAAGATACGAGGGTATAAAAGACCATATCAGAAATGGGTCAAAAGGGAGAAACCTGATGACCTCGAAGCCGTGAAAGAATATTATGGATATTCAGACGCCAAGGCGAAAGATGTGATGGTTCTACTCAGCGATGCCCAACTAGAAGAAATTAGAAAAAGAATTTATAAAGGTGGCACAGATGACAGTAAACCTAGACGACTTCGTGGAAGTTAGATTACCTGACCCACAAGCCTTCTTGAAGGTAAAAGAAACATTGACCCGTATTGGTGTTGCGTCCAAGAAGGACAAAACTTTGTACCAGTCATGTCATATCCTTCATAAGCAGGGTAGATATTACTTAGTTCATTTCAAAGAAATGTTTATGTTAGATGGTAAACCAACCGATTTCTCGGAAGAGGATCGTGGTAGAAGAAACACCATTGCTAATCTACTAGCAGAATGGGGATTGGTTGAACTAATCGATTCTACCAAATCAGAAGAACCTCTAACTCCACTAAACAGAATCAAAATTATTTCATACGGTGAAAAGAATGAATGGAACCTTGTTGCCAAGTATTCACTAGGTAAGAAGCGTTATCCAGAATAAGAAAGTGAGTTTGTTATGACTACATTGAAAATTTATAGAACACATTCCATGATAAAACTCCCACAAAAGCAAACGGCACAGTCGGCTTGTTTTGACCTATCCTTTCAAGGATTCGGTAAGAGTAACTATGAAGGTTATAGCACCAACAATAAGAACTTCAAACGTCCTATGAACAATCAGATTATTGTTCAGCCAGGCGATAGGATTATGGTGCCAACTGGTTTGATCATGGACATACCAAAGGGTTACTCGGTGCGTCTCCACGCCCGTTCCGGTGCGTCCTTGAAGCAAGGCCTGGTACTTGCTAATGCCGAGGGTGTTATTGATTCCGACTATGTTCAGGAGGTAATGGTACTTGTTTACAATATTAGTGGAAATCCTATTACTATTAGTGGTGGTGACCGTATTGCACAAGCTGAGTTAGTCAAAGACGAAGATTTTGATATCGTAGAAACCGCTGTCAGACCTATTCTCAAGACTGACCGCACAGGTGGTATGGGTTCAACTGGCATTACCGAGAGTGCAGGCACAATCACTCTAAATATCAAAGAACCTGAGATTCCTGATTTTGTAAAGAGAGCAGCAAAGACATCTAATCATAGAAGATCAGTTACCAAAGAAGAAGTATCTAAATCGGTTGTAAAGAAAAAGGGACCGGGGAGACCTAAGAAGAAAGCATGACATTTCCAATTCACCTTTGTCTATCATATGCTATGAGAATGTGTGGTGGTATTACTGTACCAGGATTAGCCTCTGCGCTTCCTATCAAAATAAACAATATGGTTCCCGCAGTAGAAGGTGATAGAGATACACATAACAATTTGGGTATGCTTATAAATGTATTACAACACAATGTAATGATCGGCGGCATACCTGCTATTCCTTCAATTGTTAGTATGGCATCACCAGATGTGTTGGGTCTTATACCTCATGTTCAAGGTTTGCCTATACCTATAATGGGTTCGCCTAATGTGATGATTGGTATGGGATCAGGTATGGCCGGTCTAGGTATGATGCAACCTATTCTTGGTGGATTAGGTCAAATTATAGGATTCAATCCGCTGCAAATAGGTGAATTGGTATCAGTTGCAGGCCAGATTATAGGTACGGTACAAAACTTTACACAGATAGGTGGTGGTGCTGCCGTTGCACAATTGAATAACATGCAAGGCACACCAATCACAGCAGGTACAACCGTAACGGGGCAAACGTCGGGTGTAACGTTTTCGTTTTCTAATGTTATTGACAGTAGAGTTGTTTCATATGAATATAGTTATCCTGCCGTGGATACTGTTACTAACGCTCTTGTTCAAGATGACGGCCAATATATAGTTATTGACGATTATTTCAATTTATATCCAACACAAAATCTAACAGCATCGGTGATAACAGTATGACAGTATCAATTGCAAATATGACACAAGTTTGGATGTCCAATAGCAACGTATATAATGCTATTTCTATGTCCATTTCTACTCTTGGATATGGCGCTAATACCAATTCAAAAGTATTGAATTTTAGTGTAGACGGTAATACAGTTTTCAATGTCGATACGGTAGGCACACAATATTCGAGACCCAATACGGTTGCGGTTCTTCCTTCACCTACTTTAGGTTCTCGTTCATTTGTTACTGATGCGAATAATACAACTTTCAATACAAGAGTATTTGGTGGTGGTTCAAATGCCGTTCCTGTATTTTCTAACGGAACATATTGGTTGATTGGATAAATTTTTCTTGACAAACGTATAAAGTTTACTATATAATATATGACGATAGCCGAAAGGTATCGTTTTTATATCTCGCTGAAAAGGAGACTACAATGACAAACTATAAATTCAATACCGAAAACTTTGGTATTCCTAACCTCACTAAGCAATTTATTGGATTCGACCAGGTTCTGGAACGTTTCCGTGAGGCAGCAGAAGCAATGCCAAAGATCCCTACCTATCCACCATACAATATCAAAAAGATTGACGACGAGCATTTTGAAATCGAAATGGCCGTTGCCGGTTTCGGCAAGCAAAATCTTGATATTGAATTGAAGGATGATACCCTAACAATCACTGGTAAGCATGAAGCGGAAGATAAGGACTATATTTATCAAGGTATCGCCAATCGTGCCTTCACTCGCCAGTTTACCCTTGCTGATACTGTAGTTGTAAAAAATGCGGAGTTGGTCAATGGTCTACTTAGAATTGCTCTTGAACGCTATATCCCCGAAGAAAAGAAGGCGAAGAAAATCGACATCATGGATCCATTCGGTGTGGGCGAGGCGACGAAGCAATTACTGAATGAAAGCACTAAGGTCTGGGCCGATATGGCACAAAAGACCATGGATGCCGTAACTCCTAAATAATGCTAATAAGAACCTTCACGCCTAGGCGCACCAGAAGGTTTATTCGGGGAGGGGTAACCCTCCCCACTTACTATGGATCCTGTGATGAAAAAACTTATTCTTCTACTCTGTTTTATTCCCTCTATAGCATTAGCCGAAGCATTTGACTGCCATAAGAAAGATGGTGGTGATGTTGAATGTAAGGCTAAAGAAGATGGAGTTGCGATTAGTTCCATTCTAATCAATGGCGGTGAGTGTGAGTCACCATATAGTTCTAAACTACATCATAAGACAATGCAAAAAGGTGACAAGTTTATTGTTCCTGGTGCAAAAGAATGTTTCTACGTTAGATCGGTACATATAAATACGCACGATGGTAAGACCCATCATCATAATGCTATGTGAGGTATCATGCAACTCGTGATTGAAGAATCTCCCAAGACCGTAACGGTTATTACTCCTACAATTGGTTCCCCTAAACTTTGGGATGCTGTTGAAAGTGTCAAAGCACAGACATATCCTTGTAAGCATCTAATCGTCCTTGATGGACAGGATGTCAAAGCAGACCGCTTGCCATGGCCGCATGATGGTTATGATAGCATTATTGTAAAGACACCAGAGAACACAGGTAAGACAGGTGGTAACTTTTATGGTCACCGCATCTATGCGGCATATCCACATCTAATCAATTCAGATTATATTCTATTCCTAGACGAAGATAACTGGTACGAACCAGACCACGTTGAAACACTGGTCAAGACTATTGAATCCAAGAAACTGGACTTTTCATATTCTCTCCGTAAGATTTACTCACCTGATAAAAAGTATCTACTGGATGATAACTGTGAATCCTTAGGTAAGTGGGAGATTTTCGGTTCCCGTCATTCTAATCATGGCAAGCAATACCTAATCGACACATCATCATTCTGTTTCACACGAGATTTTATTCAAAAGACTTGTCATCTATGGCATTCTGGATGGGGTGGTGATCGCCGTTATTTCTATGCTGTCAAAGAACATGCTAAATATGATACGAACAGTAAACACACACTTTGCTACCGATTAGATGGTAATGAGGGGTCTGTGACAAAAGAATTTTTCGTTGAAGGTAACAAAACACAAGAGAATTATTATGGAGGAAAATACCCATGGCTAAAGACCTAATCGTTGGTGTAGTTGATCGTTATAATTGGGACCAGATCAAGTATTGGGCCAACTCAATCAAGAAATCAGGATTCACCGGACACAAGGCCCTCCTTGTTTATAACATGGATGCACCTACGGTCAAGAAACTAACCGATGAAGGATTCATGATTATCGGTTGTAACCAGTTTGATGAAAACACTGGTTTCACTCACGATAATTCTCGTGGTTCGGTCATGGTCGACCGTTTCTTCCATCTATACAGTCTGCTTGAAATGCTAGAGCATCCTATGGACGTTGACCGTGTAGTTATGACAGACGTTAGAGACGTTGTGTTTCAGTCTAATCCTACCGAGTGGTTGGATACATTTTTCCTTACCAACACTCAATTGCTTGTCGGTTCGGAGAACATGACTTATGCTTCCGAACCATGGGGTCGTAACAATTTGAAGCACGCCTTTGGTGAGTATTTCTTAGAGAACAATAAGGCAAAAGAAATCTATTGTGCTGGTGTAATTGCTGGTACAAGAATGGCACTAAAAGACTTTGCTCTAAACCTCTGGCTAATTTGCCGTGGTCTAAACCCACAGGTGCCAGGCGGCGGAGGTCCAGATCAGGCAGCAATGAATATTGCTCTTGGTATGGAAGCATACAAGTATAATACAAAGTTTAGCAATCCAACTGAGGGTTGGGTTGTTCATGCGGGTACCTCCCTCCCTGCTATTCAGGCTGGTTCAGGTGGTATTGGTGAAGAATACCAAAGAAACCCTAACATGCCTCTTCCATTTGTTAGAAATGTTGATTATACATTTACCAATGGCGAAGTATTTGCCAATGGTTCGAAAGTGACTGTCGTTCATCAGTGGGACCGTGTGCCCGAATGGAGAGTCGCTTTCGAGGAGAAATATGGCTGACCTAATAAAACTAAAATACGGATCATGGAACGGATATAACAATCCGAATGGAAATGAAAGAAGGGTAGAATTACCTGTCGCATTTTGGTTTATGAAAGAGTATAAGGATAACCTCATTGAAATCGGTGAGGTTACTCCTTTCTATGCTGACCCAGAACACCCTGTATATGACTTGGTAACTGATAAGAATACCACTATACATAAAGATGCAATGGACGTTGACTACAAAGGTAAGAATGTAGTTTCCATTAGCACTATTGAGCATGTTGGTACAACTGATTATGGACATAAGGCCGAAGATAACAAGGCCTGGAAAATTTACGAAAAGATCAGAAACGAATCCCAAAACTATCTTATAAGTTTTCCTGTCGGATATAATAAACCTTTTGAAAAGGTCTTGACAGAAAACCAGGCACCATATATAATAATGAAACGTGATCAGAATAATAACTGGTCACCTGCTAAAGGACAACCTCTCTCTGATTTTGAGTATAACCATCCTTACTATGCAGGTAACGCAGTAGCATTCCTAACAAACTTGGATATTGAATTTATATTTGGAGAATAACATGGCTTTGACTGATGAAGATTTTATGACCATCAAGGAACTTGGTGAGAAGTGGCCCTATGAATGGGTTTCTACCCGTGGATTGGCACCTTATATTCGTAGACTCGGAGACGATGTGGTTGGTATTGAGATTGGCACCTGTCGTGCCGAGTCTACTGCATTTCTATTAGAGAAATGTCCAAACATCAAGAAAATTTATACTGTGGATCCTTATAAGGGTTATGATGATTGGAATGGTGAAATTACACAGGAGACTGTGGACAAGTTTATGAAAATCGCCAAGGCCAATCTAAAACCATATGGCAAAAGATTTGAAATGGTCCGTCAGGAATCAGTAAATGCTGCTGATAAGTTTGATGATGAATCCTATGATTTTATCTTTGTTGATGGCGATCATTCATATGATGCTACACTTGCCGATTGTATCAGATACTATCCTAAACTAAAGAAGGGTGGTCTATTCTGCGGTCATGATTATTCATCTATTGAGGATGTAAAACGTGCTGTCACTGATTTCCGTGATAAGCGTGGAATCACCGCACCAATCAACCTTTCAACCAACTCCGCTTTTTTCTGGTATAAGTAATGAATCGTAAGCCATTGAAACTTGGCTTCGCTGATACTTTTTCTACTGCGGTAAACTTTTTTACCAAGGCATTGAGTGAGCGATTCCATATCATTCGTGACGATGCACACCCAGAATATCTAATCTACGGTGAAGGAGTCTACGGACAAAACCACCGTAGTTTTGGAACAGAAGTCACCAAAATCTTTTATACAGGTGAAAACTGCCGGCCGCCATGGGGTGAATGTCAGTTTGCCATGACATTTGACCACGAGAATAGTATTAGACACTATCGTTTGCCTTTATATGTGATCGATATGTGTGGTGCGGTTACTGAAAAGTGGACGACTAACTATTATCAATTGGTCGATCTTGAACATGATTATGAAAGAGATTATGATGAAAGAAAGTTTTGCTCTTTCGTTGTATCTAATCCCAATCAAGAAATGCGTAACCGTGCTTTTCATTTTATCAATGAATATAAGCATGTTGATTCTGGCGGACCACATCTAAACAATATTGGTCATGTTCTACCTAGAGACAAACTCCATTACAAACTGGACTTTCTGAATAGTTACCGTTTCAATATCTGTTTTGAAAACGGTTCTTATCCAGGTTATGTGACCGAAAAACTATACAATGCTCTACAGGTCAAGACTATGCCAATCTATTGGGGTTCTCCTACTGTAGGTAGAGATTTCAATAGTCGTGCCTTTATCAATGCGTCCGATCATGGTGATTTCCAAAAGTTGGTAAACTATATTCAGCACCTCGATTCACCTGCTGGTAAACAAGAGTACCTAGATATTATAGAACAACCTGCTTTCAAGAATGATATACCTAACTGTTACACCAGCATGATCAATCTATGTGACTGGTGGGAACAAAATGTGATGGGTGGAAAATGAGATTACTATTTGTTGTGCATCGTTATGTTCCATATCCTGGTGGTTCTGAATACTATGTCAGAGATATGGCCGAGGAAATGCTAAAGCGTAAGCATGATGTTACCGTTCTAGCACATGAACACAAAGGTGACCAAAATGGAGTTATCGTAACAAATGATTACAACACCATTCTGAACCAGAAATGGGATTTGATTATTGTTCATGGTGGTGATGTTATCTCACAGACTATGGTTCATATCAATGCTGATAAACTACGGTCACCCGTTCTATATCTAATCGTCAAACCTTCTATTAGTCAAAGTTGTTTTCATGGCCTTATGCACCATCGCTTTCTTGGTTACTCTACCTCTATGGACATTGAACACCTCAAAAAGCATAATGTTATGGATAAAGGGCGCCGTGTGCGTCACGGTATTGTGATAGAAAGACATATGAGGTTTACACCTAAACCAAAAGAAAAGACTATCTTTGTTTCTGCTGGTGGATTCTGGGCCCATAAGGCAATGTCACCTCTTGCTACCGCTTTCAAGAAGGCCAAGATTCCTAATGCCGAACTCCATCTATATGGATATGGTGAGGAGCATTTGATGCCTACCGAGAATGATGTGGTCAAGTGTTTCTTTGGTAAATCTAAAACGGATGTATTATTTGCTATTGCATCGGCAGATGCTTACATTATGAACTCTTATGAGGAAGGTTTCGGACTTGTCCTTTTAGAGGCCATGATGAATAAGACTCCTTGGTATGCGAGAGATATTGCCGGCGCTAAAGATATGTGCTATTATGGCACCACTTACAATGACGAACAGGAATTGATGAAACTTCTCCGTAAGCATAAACGGAACGATAAGAAGATTGAAGATGCCTATAACTATGTTATGGCTAATCATACCATTCAAGACACCTGTAATGATATTGAAGATGTTTTATTGGAGACGTTACGATGAAAGTAGCAGTAATTGGTGCCGGCGGCCATGTTGGTTTTCCATTCTCATGTGTGATTGCTAATGCTGGTCATACTGTCTATGGTATCGATGTCAACCAGAGTGCGGTTGACCAACTAAATAAAGGTTTCGTTCCTTATGTTGAAGAAGGTGCTGTAGAATTTCTACAGGAGAACCTTCGCAAGGAGAGTTTGTTATTTACAACTGATTTTGATTTTATCAAGGACGTTGACGTTGTTGCCATTATGATTGGTACACCAGTAGATGGAGAAGGCAATGCCCGCTTGGATGATCTTTTTGATTTTCTTGACACTACTCTTATTCCTCGTATGAGAAAACACCAGTTGATTGTTCTTAGGTCAACTGTTTCTCCTGGTACCACTGAGGTTCTCAAAAAGCATATCAACAATGCTAAACAGTGGGTCGAGGGAATGGACTATTTTCTAGTATTCTGTCCTGAGCGAGTGGTTCAGGGTAAGTCTATCATTGAAACTACCAAACTACCACAGATTGTTGGTGCGTTCAATGATTTTTCATATAGAACTGCTAAGGAGTTTTTTAGCACATTTATTACTAATCAAATCTTCCAACTGACTCCTAAAGAGGCAGAACTTGGCAAGTTGATGACCAATATGTATCGTTATGTTACTTTTGCGTTTGCCAATGAAATGTGGATGATTGGTGAAAAGCATGGAGTGAACATTGACAAAGTTATCGACGCATGTAATTTCGATTATCCGAGAATGGACGTACCTCATCCTGGACCTAATGTCGGAGGCCCTTGTCTATTCAAAGATGGTCGTTTTCTTCTTTCTGATATTCCTTTCGGCGACCTTATTCAAACTAGCTTCCTTATCAATGAAGGC